GATTCTGTTAAATCTTCATTTGCTTCAAAAACACGACTATCACGATTAGTGACATCCTCATAAGTCGCAAAACTTACAAATGTTTTATAACTGTATATAAATGCTCTATTCATTGTGATAGTCCTTTAGATTAATTTAGCAATTAAGGGTTGATAGTTGAATTGTTGTTCAATGCACGGCCATAGTTGCTCTGTAGAACACCTGTGCCATAGTATGCTGAACATACAATGTCATCACCCAAGAAACTTGCACGACGCTGTGTTTCAATAGCGATATCACCAATCATACCAAGACCCAACGCATCACGCTGGAAAATAGCACCTAGATAGTTACCTGCTGAACCAGAGTTAGCAATGTTACTAGTTTCATAAACTGGGATACCAGCCAACATACCAACGAAACCGGCACGCATTGCTTCATTAGCATTCTCGCCGTAAGCACCCATTGTGAATGGAGTGTTACCAGCAGTTGTCAATGCTGACTTCAAGTCATAAGCGATTTCTGGATGAATAACGCAGACCATACCTTCTGTAGGAACAGCACTTGCTTTTAGTAAAGCCACTGATTTGAAAATCTGCTCTGCTGTGATTGTAGTTGTTCCAGCAGTAGGTGCTGTGAAACTACTGAATCTTGCTGTTAAGTCTTGGTCCATTTTGCGAGCAACTGCTTCACCAAATAAACGACCTAGGTCAGCAACAACATTACTTGCACTTGCTACACGAGCAAAGTCAGTTAACAATGTGCGGATAGCAACTGGACTAACTGTTAATGTGCCTAGACTTGTAGTTACTTCTGTGTTGTCTACTTCATTACCTTCAGTGATTGCGGCAGCACTCTGTGTTGGATAAATTGGAACTTGAACAACTTTACCTTGTCCTGGAGACAAAGTGTAATTTTTTACTAGACCACGCATAATACTGCGTTCGCTAGCAACGAACATCGCTTCTTGAACGATTAGGGGTAGCAAGTCGTTAAGACTTGTTGTGGTTGATGGACCGATTGCCATAATAAATTCTCCTTAATGAATTTTATCTTAATCCCGCAGTTTTTCTATATTCTGCGTAGATTTTTCTGTCTGCAGGATTTTTCATATCTAGTTTACTAATATCAACCTTGCTTGTAGCGTTGCCTGTGACATTGCTTTTAGTATTAGTTGTTGCAGGTGCTGCCGACACAAAATGCGGATTGCTTTGCAGCCACGACTGAACAAAACTATCCACACTTACTGGTCTTCCACTGTCATCGTAGCGAACAGAACCTTTTTCATCTAATACTTCAACTTCACCTTCCGGACTAAGTCTAACTTGATTACGAATCAACGCTTTAACTTGATCTGGATTTACCGCACGATAACGAGCGGCTGCATCTACAATTGGAGTCTCTACTTTGAAACTTTCAATTACTCTATCCCTCTTTTGAATTTCTGCATCCTTCTTGGCTGCTAATTCTTGGATAACACGATCAAACTCTCCACGCTTTAGTTGTTGTTCTTGTTGAATCTTTTGATGCTGACTAACGATTTCTCGTAGTTGCTCTGGATCTCCAAGTTCTTCATACTTGCTGACATATTTCTTTTCTAGTTGACTTTTGGTCTTTGCTAGAATAGCGTTTACTTCTGCCTGCGTAAAAGTTTTTTCTGTTGCCTGATCATTTTGAGAGTTATCAGTATGCTCTGTTGCCGATGTTTCTTGTTGGGTCATCGTAGTCCTCGCCTCTTTAAGAGTTTGTTTGTTGAACAGATAATTCTGTTCGTAGTGTATTTATAATATTATTCGCTCATAGGTTCCCAGGCAGCACACCACCATACGGCTTTAACAGGTGCGTTGTTCCAGCGTGTGCATAATCCTTCTACATAGTATCCACAGTTCTTACAGTTTTCACTGCCAGTTGCAGGTTCATATGCTTGAGGTAAATCTGGACTAATAGGTGTGCCATCAGGATAAGTTCTTGTTATCTCATCTTCATCTGGTTCAGGCTGGCCTTCTTGCTCTGCATATTCTTCAGCAAGTTCGTGTTCTGGCATTTCAATGTCAATAGTATCCATAACAGCGTTTTCGATTAACAAACGCTTGACTGGATCTTGAACAATCTCACTGGCAGTTTTCAAATGTGCTAATTCGTGATCTGTGTTCTTTAACGCAAAATTACTTGGATAATCAATTTCACCATCCCAAGTTGCACCCATATAGGTATAGATAATCTGCCATACTTGTTCTTCAGCAAGTTCTAAGTTATCAGCAATGCTTGATAGTCTTGCGTTTAGTAATTGGAATTCTGTTTCAATGGCAATGCCTGACATCTCACGAGTTTCTGTTGATCTTACTGCACCAACATTACCCATTGAGTCAATCATCTTTTTACGATTGTTGATTGAATTATAAATCTTATCAATCTGTCCGCCTTCAAACTGTAAGACATATGGCTTTAAGTTTGCGTCTAAGTTCTCTTCCATAGTGATAACCTGACCGGCAGCGGCTCCTTGACATTGAGTGCCCGCGGTAGCAACAAGACTTGGATGTGTATCTAAACGAATACTGTCATAGACTTCACTTAATTCATTGTAAATCATACGCTGTTGGTCAGCAATGTCATCAATCAATGAATTACCCAATCCACGCACAGGACTGCGTTCAGCATAAGCACAGACAAATGGTAGATAACCTAGACCATTTGTTTCCACTGTCATATCTGTGACACGCTCTTGTTGTGTGTCTAAGTTATAAGTTGTTATGCTGTCATATGTCCATTCTTTGACAACGGTTTCAGTGCCGTTGACTTCTTCAACATACTTGATATATTCTAATTGATAACCACCATTAGGTTGTCTAGCCCAACGCCAATCTGTGACTGCCAATGGATTATACATTGATAGATAAGGTCTGGCATTCATTGCTTGTTCATCTGCCAAGGTAACTGCACCAACATCAGGCTTGGCTACGCAGATCCACATATGACCAAATACACTTGACCACTGTGCAACATCTTTCATAAACGCATCCATACTGCGTCCATCTAAGTCAGCATCTTCTAGAATGTCTTCAATGGTAAAGTTATTTTCTAAACTACCAAACTCTCGTTTAGGTTCTGTTCTAAACAAGAAACTTGTGTATAGACTAATCAAACTACGACATTGATTGTCTAGGGGTGTATTGTTTAATCTAACAGCGTATTGTGTGTCATTTTCTAAGGCATAACGCTGTAGGTATGCTCCTTCACGATAGGCTTGACCGCCTGTGAAGCTGTCAAGTAGAAACTTCCAGCGTAGTTGATTACGGCTGTAGGTTGTGTTACCACTGGTTGCCTGTAAGTAGGCATTTTGAAATGTCTGAAGTTCTGCCATATTTTAGGCTCCAATATTAGTATAGTATTTATGCAAGTTGATGACCGAATGCTCTCGGAGCAACTCTTTCAACTTCTTTGTTGATAGGAAATAGGAATTGTATTGCATAAGTTAATGCATCAAACATATGGTCAAATCCACTGTCCTTATCTGGTATCTGGCTATCCGTTTTGTAACAGAATTGCTGTAGGCTTTTTATTGTGTGCTTGCACTTTGGATCAATGTAGAATCTTGTAGTTTTATCATCACGCTGAAAAAACAAACTGTTGGCAGCGTTAATACGATCTTTAACCAATGGATGCTGTCTATGATAACGCACAGTGAATCCTGCGTTCTCTAATAACTTTATATCAGTGTTGCCATTTGCTGAAGTCTTGCGTTGCACACCTGCTGGGTCTGGAAATATCTGTATAGGATTCTTTGGATATCTATTTCTAATCTCATCAATTAGTTCATTAGTATTACTACTATTGAGAACAATCTCGTCTATTTGATGTAAACCATCTTTAGTGCGTCGCATCACGCAACACGACATCGGCTGAATATTAAAGTCAGTGCCCAGTATAAGTTGTTCATTAGGATTCACAGCTTCGGCAGGTTTAACATTGTGTTGACCAAAACTATAAGCAATAATACCTGAGAAGTTTTCAAATGTTGCCAAGAACTCTTGACTGAATGTTCTTGCATCTAAATCTTCTCTGGCCTGAGCTACTTCATCTTCTGGGACATTGCCACCGTCAACGGTAGTAAATTGAAAACTCATCCAATTTGTTCTTGTTGTATGGTAGTCATAGATTTCTTTGAACCAATTCATACCTTTTGGTGTGCCTAAGAACAATGCGTGTCCTCCAGTGTCTGCCAATGTAGGGCGTAATACTTCATACCACGCTTCGCTGTCAATGTCAGCAGCCTCATCTAAAACAATAAAGTTCAATCCTACTCCACGCAGGCTATCATAGTTGTCAGCACCTCTTAGTGATATCTCTGAACCATTAACTAACTCCAATGTGAGATCTTGCTCATTTACTTTTTTAACCCAATTGATTGAAAGAAGTTTCTTTTTTAATTTCTTCCAAACAATCTGTTTCGCCATACGGTAAGTTGGAGCGACATACCAAACACGCTGGTCTGGTTGTCTGGCATATTTTGCTAATTCACGGATTGCTAAATGTGTCTTGCCAAATCGGCGACCACAGACTGCAACACGGAATCTAAATGGTGCATCCGCTATCATTCGTTGTGCTTTACTCAGTGGCATTTAATTCTTTATATTCATCACGCATATCTGCAAGTTGCTCTTCTGTGGGCTTGTCATCTTCATCATCTGTAAAAGGTAAAACTTTACTGTTGTCAGTGGTCATACCATTATCGCTCATTCCCAGCATATTCTTGGCTAAGAAGATTTGAACAGCGGCATTTAAGTTAACACAAGCGTTTTTAAGCATTGCTCTGCGTAAACTGATTTTCAAGTCCTCTCTGCCCTTTATGAGATTATCCGTAAAATTGTATCTCAGCGTGTCTTCATTGATACCAAACCAATTAGCAATATCTCTGTCTGTGCAGCCAATTGATGCTAGGTCTTCTACTTCTTGTGGAGGCACAACCACTTTGTTACGACCAACAACTAATCCTGTAACTATTTTAGTGCCTTCGTGAACTGCCATTAGAAAAATAATCCTACTATTTTATATATTGCTATTGCACAACCAACAAAGAAGCCACCAGCCAGTAAGCCGTTGACCATTTTAAAGAATCTAATCTTTTCTTCTACTAATGTTAGTTCTTTTTCTGTTTGTTCGTTTAATTTCATAAAAACTCCTTGAGTTGTTTTAATTCTTCGTGTGTTAAAAACATTTCATATCTAGTGTCTAATACACTTTGGCTGTAGAATTCAATGTGCCAACACTTACTGGCTTCTACCCATACTTTACGAACTTTTAACTTGTAATCTTCGTTGTTTATAATAACAAAATCTTCTTTTGGTGCTTGTCCACCATAAACAAAAAATGCTCCGTGTTTTGCCATAATATTTAACTTTCTATATAAAAATATTGTTCTGATTTTTTGTTTAATCTATGATTAATTATCGCTCCACTACAATTATGAGACTGAGCTGCTTCTTTTCTTGAATTAAAAATTCCTAAGGGTGTTTGTATCTTTCTTATAGATTTGCTATTGCTTTCAGTAGCATTTTCACTACAGGTTATCTTACGCACATTATCAGGATGATAAGGACCAGTGTCTCCAATGCGAGCCATAACTAATTGTCCTTTATAAGGACCTCTATTAACAATATCATCTCCCCACCAAGCAAGCCATTCTTCATAGGTAAATTGAAATTCAATCCCCCTTACTTTAGCGGCTGCTTTTTGAACTGAATATTTGTGTTTATAATTCATATTTATATAATTTTCTTAACGGTAAAATCTTCTGTGAAGAATTGTTGATTTAGCTTCTTAGCTAAATTACGGGCAGCGGCTAAACTGGGATAAACTATTTTAGGATACTTGATCATTTCGCCCTGTGATGACCAATATCGTTGTCTAATATTAAATGGTTTATCTTTGTATAACACAGCATACAAGCCCACCGCTTCTAATATATCTACATCCAAAAAGTCTGTGACTTCTGTTTTTATTATTATGTTTGCTGAGGGTCTAGTCATTGTATAACTTTCAGTGGTTTAAGTATTGTCTGTAGTTCTGGGCAAACTATGTTGGCTTGAAACCATTGTTCCTTGTCCCAATATATTCTCCAATAGTCAAACTGCATATCATATTCTTTTCTTGTGCAGAATCTTGTAATTGTTTGTCTAGCGTTTGTGCTGACATCTTCATCTAATAAGCTAAACATATATTCGTTGATGCGTGTTTCAATGATCATATTCTTCCTTGAAATAATATCGTTGTAGATCTGGATACTGTTTTATGCTTGACTGCCAGTATTCATCTTTGAAATATAATGTATAGCAAAGATTGTTAGGGTCAAATAACAACACAGAGCAGTTGTTCTTTAACACTTCTACTAACTTGACAATCTGACCTTGGTGGGCAATATCACCAAACTCTTCTAATAATATTCTTGCTTCTATAATTTTAATCATAGTAGTTCTTTGTCTGGCCTATTTGTTTTTTTAAGTTCAAAGTGATGTTCATTAACACACAAAGGATTACCACAGGTATGTGTAACTTTATATCCATTGACATCTTCATTGTTTATTGACATCCATATAAGGCGACTTGCCTGTGTCATCTGCTGTTTAGATTCATCATCATAGATCCTCCAAGCACCAAATAATGCGGCAGCAGGATGAACACTGCCTAGCCAACGCCAGCAATCATTGTTGTTGTCAGTTTTTTCAATCTTTGACCATAGTTTGTTGTCATCCCAACCCCAGTGTCCGATCTGTTTGTATCCTGGCTTTTTCTTAAACCATCCTTTACTTGCTGGCATTATTTCTGCTCCTCAATCATACGCATTAACACAGGATTTTCTTTTAAACAATGTATTAAAGCGGCTGCCATTGTATCTACTTGCTGTTCAGTTAGACATTGATTCATAGTCATTTCCCAAATATGAAATATCTCGTGAAAGATAGTTTGTAGTCTAGGCCAGGCCTGTAATTCTGGATCTATAATAATTGTATTTGTTTTTGGATCACACAAGCCAAGACAATCTATAAGTTCTCGGGGTTCGGCATCTCTGATTGTCCAGGTCTGGCTCATAAATGTAATCTGCATATCTTTGTTCCTTGTAATGTATTTAGTTATTTTTTCAGTATTGCTCTTACTTGATCTTTTTTAATCCAATCAATCCAACTACCTGTTTTACGGCATTTGGGATTACCGCAATACAAGCCCCAATGAGGACCTGCTTGTTTGATTTCTATTTGGCAATTACGATGTAAGTTCTCTCTGGCCAAATTGACTAATTTCGTTGCTGTTCTTTGTTCATCGGGAGTTAATGCATTATGTATTGTCATAAGTGGCTCACTGATAGTCTATTGGGATTTAATGATAGCACTATATCTTCTAGCAATGCTGTATCTCCTGTGGCCAATGCCAGTTTATAAAGTTCCACTGTGGGATTGACTTCTTGTTTAGGTAATTCAGTTTGAATAAAGTGTCCATAGTGTTCTGTAATTTCTACACTCAAATATGGATTAAGTTGTTGTAATGCGCTGACTAGTTCTGCTCTGTTTATCTTATGTTTAATATAAACTGCATCGTGAACTGGTAATAGCAATTCTTCTTGACCAAAGCGATCTATAACATATTTCATTATTGCTGCCAAATATTGATATTCTGCTTGTTGATATAGATATGCCATAACTTTATTATTGTTTATTCTGCCTGCCTTATCCTTTACGCACATAGGCATCTCTTCTTTGGTATTGTCTAATCTTGTGCGTTCAATAACAAGTTTATTCATACTCTTCTGCTCATCAATAAACTCCATAAACCAACGACTACTTGTTAGCAGTTCAACTTCTTCCTTGTTGATAATCTCACGGATTGCTGGTAGTTTATAGTTGTCATTGCCAGTGGGCCAAGGTGTTGCTTCAATGTCTGCACCAAAGCCAATGGCAGTTATAATCTGTTTGGCACGGCCTTGATGTTTATCACCAAGCACTTTAGCAAGTTGTTGTCTAAACCAATTCTTATCTTTGATAAGGCTTCTTGTATGCCCCATCTTAATGTTTGAGTTGATAGTCTCACACAAATGCACTTTCCAGGCCTGACTACATACATCAATGTCAATGCTATAACAATGTCCTAATGCGGCGTGGCGTAGTTCTTTGGAGCAGTTCTGTAAGTTTAGACCCATAAAGTATAATCTACCAAAGTCGCTGTATTTGTATGCCTGACTAAGTTTATTGTCCTCCTGTAGTTTAAGTATGCACACGGCCTGCTTTAAGTTTTCTGCCGCTTTTGCTTTATACTCATCACTGGCATATTTGTATGAGTTAGTTCGGCTGTCCCAACGACCCATTGACTCTACATTCAAACTGCGTTGTATAAAGATATTTAGACTCGGTAAGTCTATTGGTGTATCAAAATAATCTTCTACATCTTTAATGTTCTTTTTGTAATATTCTTGAATAGCCTCTTTAGGCCAAGCAGTTAGTTCTTCTGCATCTGCGATTTCATAATTAAGTTTCACTTTAGTATTTTCCTCTGTTAAGTTATTGCCTCTTTCCACTATAGTATACAAACTATATGGGCTTTGTTCAAACCAATCCAACCAGAACTTTCTCTTTCCATTTAAGGTGTATTGTCCTAGTTTACGCTTGATGCGTTCTCTTCTTATGTGATATAAGTTAAGTTTTGTTTGACTTGGATTACGCCAGTTTAATTTTACTTCTGTTGTAACCAAATCATAATAGTGTTTGACAACCTTTAAGTAATCAATTCTTGTTCCTCGTCGTGGTTGAGGTATTTCATTTGAAACTGCTGTGGCTGTCGTCTCTATGTCAAACTTACCAGTAGGCGACACCTCCCTCTCCTCCTCTCCTCCCCTATATGTGCTATATACAGGTGATGTAGTCATCCTTATACTATTAGCCGTTGCAGTTATTTCATCACAGCCGTTGCAGTTATTTGTAATTAAATTAGCCATTATAGCCACCTATCTGCATCACAGATTATTTTATTATTTTCAATGGCATATTGATCTAATGCACGATATAATTCTGCTATTAGATAATATTCCCAATCTGGTTCGGTAAATTCTTCACTGAATTGTTTTTCACAATTTAGCTCAGTGGCTAATCTTATCATACTATCAATTAGTTCTTGTTTAGTAATCATTCTAAGACCTCTGCCAGTCTATCAATAACTTCTTGTTGCGTGTCAGTGGTCATAATAATAGTAGGCTTACTATCAGCATTGATTAAAGGTTCATTGACATTCCAATGTTTAATAAACTTTTTTTGAATCTCGCCATCTTTAACTTTGTATTTTAAGTTATCAATGACTACACCATAACCACCATCTTGTAGCGTTATAATGTCACGCCAAAATACATAGTTTTTATTTGCTGGATCTATGTAACTATGTGCGATTTCATAGTTAGCATTAGCCATAGTGACCACACAGATGTTGCCACCATATCGGCTTTCTTGTTCGTATGTTTGTAGGACTACGAAAGGTCCTTTTGCGATATTTTTAGACATATAGTCTCCTAAAAAATAATAAAACAACGACTACAGTCATTGAGTGTAACCAATAAACTCCTCTTTTGTATTTGCCAATGCTACATTGTAGCATAATTTATTTATCATCGTCAAGTCTTTTTTAGGTTGTTATAGCCAAAAAAAAGCCCGAATATTCGGGCTTTTAGTGTAATAGGACTTGTCTAAAGATTACTTTGGCAAATACAAATTAGAGAAAGGTTTAGTCAACTATTTTACTAGGAGCTTTTGCCTATTACACAGTTATTTATCATCTTTTTCAATATCACGGGCTAGTTCTATAGAATTTTTAACTAATTCGGCTATGTCATCTTCATCCATACCATTAAGAATGAGATTGATGATACAATCAGTGCCCATAGCATAAACAGCGCTCTGTGTGCAAAAGCCGGGAACAATTTTGTCCCACTCACCATTGACCAACTTGAAGAACCATTCATCTCCAAATGCTTGGCTCATCTTAATGTTATACTCAACGCCATCCTGCCAATAAGTGTGTGGATCATCGCGCCTTGCTTTGACTTCTTGTTCTTGAAGCTTTAGCCATTTCTTTGCGTCCATTATGCTCGCTCCAATGCTTTAAGTTCTGCCTGTTGTTTTGCCAATAAGACTTTTAACTTGTCAGCCAGTTCAGGCATATCTTTAATAGCCATTTTGGTTTGTTTAATATGAATCCGTTTTAATTCTGCTGGACCCATTGCTTGTAATGCTGTTAATGCTGAGTTCCATTGATCTGCTGTAAGCATTTTAGATTTAGCCATTTTATAATCTCCTAATTAGTTGTTAACTGACAGTAATTGTTGTAAACTTTGTGCGTTTAGCAGATAACTGCGGTGAAACTGTTTACAGATTTTAATTCTGTGCTTTACTCCCTGTTTAACGGATTTGTCTGTAATCTTCGCCAATGTAAGTTCTAACTCTTTAATGTTAACAACTTCTTGTGCCGCGGCAGCCAAGTTGTTTTCAATTTGTTGTTTAGTCAATTCTTCTGTTCGCATTTTCTGTCCTTTATAAAAAATTAAGCCACTAACAAGTTAACAATGTCGTCACGCTCATCATACTCGCTCATTTTGTAAAGCAAGTCTTCATAAGTGTCAAACGCTCTAACCAAACTTTTAGCATTAGCCAATGTGCTATCGGCAATAAGTTTTGTAATTACCGCTTCGCATTGTTCAGCGTCGCTAATATACATCTCGCTCATCTCAGCATCTTCAACGGCAAGTTCTCTATTGTGTTCTGCTTCACCAATAAAAAAGTTTACCAAGTAGTTGCTTTGCTCTGTAGTTAATAACATAATAAGTCCTCTGTGTGTGTTTTGCTGTAAAACTATTTTTACAACACTTGTAGTATAACACAGAAGTCAATTTGTGCCAATTTATTACCCATATATTTTACTCAAGTATTACTCGTGTCCTAAAAACAACACTCGTAACTTAAGTATTACATTTTGGATCTATATAAAACTCGTATGCCAAAAACAACACTCGTAACTTAAGTATTACATTTTGGATCTATATAAAACTCGTATGCCAAAAACAACACTCGTAACTTAAGTATTACAAATAGAAAAACTCGTATGCCAAAAACAACACTCGTAACTTAAGTATTACAAATAGAAAAACTCGTATGCCAAAAACAACACTCGTAACTTAAGTATTACATTTTGGCATTACATAAAAACTTGTGTCCTAAAAACAACACTCGTAACTTAAGTATTACATTTTGGCCCAAAAAAAAGTGCTACATTTAGTAGCACTTTAGTATTACAATATAATTTGCTTATTTTTTAAGCAAATTCAGCAATAATTTATTAATTTGTTCATTTATGCTATTGCGTTGCCCAGTTTTAATCAAAATACCTTTTGTTTCCAATAAACGGTCAATTTCCAACATAATGTGCTTATGTGCTGTTGCTGTGTATTCATCATATTTCATTTTAAGTCCCTGTGTGTTAAGTTGTAACAACTATTTGCTACAACACAAGTAGTTTAACATATCAGCCATTTAAGGTCTATTTGTTTAACTACTAGTGCTTTGCATTGTTTGTTTGTGCATCGCAGTAAAGTAATTATAACGCACTTGGGAATTAAGGTCTATTTGTTTAACTACGACTAAAGTATTAGAGCCTATACGAAAGTAGTAGACAAAAAAAGCCCCAGGAGTTACCCCAGGGCTTTAAAGCAGTAACGATGATGTTGATTAAGCATCATCTACACTACTCAGTAGTGCTATTTTTATTTAACTCTGCAACTCTCAATAAGTATTCATCAAGACTTATGTATTTGTATCCAGGGTTGGATTTGTTAAGATGATATGTAAGTCCGCAGAAACTCATACCCATATCAGCAGCCGCACTTGAAACACTGGCATAAACACCTGTGGGTGTCATTAAGAATTTACTGTTACGCCTAATATAAAACTTTGTAGGATCGCGCTTGATATAAGTTTTTCTTTTTTTTGGTTCAGTGTTAATATCTATATCTTTAGGACGACCAACAGGATTTAGGTCGCATAAGTTTATACCATTTACCATAAACTTATTTTGATCAGCGATCATTTCAATGTAAGTGACTTGATCAATTGTTTTAGCAGGAACTTCTCTAAGTGTATATGGTTTTTGTGGCAAACGAGGCTGTGCATATTGATTAAACCAATAACTATGTGCACCAGCACTCATTTGTAACTCTATCCAGTTCTGTGCTAGTTCTCGTGGTATAAGTGGATAGCCGACTGCCTGCACCCATAGTCCAGTCTTTTTATCTCGGTAAATGAAAGCATCACTGGCAATTAAATCATTGGGTATCTTAGTCCAGGCCGCTGCTGCTATAATGTTGTTGGGTTCATATCCATTTAAAGTTGAATATTTTTTTGTGCTGTCAGGGACCCAATTTGTTGCCCGACTTAATACAAGGTCAGGGGCTTCTGGATGCGGACCATCGCCCATCCATTTTTTTCTAGTTTGTTTCATATCTTTATTTAGATATGACATTCGCTTTACTTTGTAATCAAGTATCCTGCAAAAGCTAATATGGCAGTTATGATAGTGCCAAATGTTGCAATCATTTGAACCTGCTTACTGGAATTTTGACGCTCCAATAATAACTTGATCTCACTAAAGCCTGCTTGAGTTTGACTTTTAAGGTCGTTGATAGTTGTTTCAATCTTTGCGATTCTAAGTTCAACATTGTCCAACCTTTCTTCTAGGGCCTTGTAGCGAAGTTCGCATAGTTGTATATGTCCCTTTAATGAGGTTTCTTTGAAGTTATCCATATTATTTTTTCTTTGTTTGCTGTTGGCTGAGGCGTATTGCCACACCTTGCTTTGCTGCCCGAGCCTTGCCCCCGGGTCCAGGGTAGTAATGTCCGCTTGTTCCATATTTGTATCCTTTTCCGCCTCGGGGGCCTGTTACTCGTCTTACTGGCATTATTTTCTCCCGGGTCTTGGCTTTTTACGATTAGTTTTCGTTCTCATTCCGCGTTCTGGTAAATGTCTCATAATATTCTCCTTTTAAGCACCTACTGGCACTAGTGTAACAAACAAACTGGATGTTTCTGGTCCAAATGCTGTTGTAGTAAATGCTGGAAAATCAATATGAGTAGCATTGTCTACTGCATACATTAATTCCCAGTAATCTGTAGAGTTTGCACTGCTGATCATATTATCCCAGCCAGCAATGGTTAAACCATTAACAGCACCTTTGGCTTTGAAAATACCAACTCTGCCCATACTGCCTGGAATATCTGTGCCATTCTTTCTCCACCAAAAATAAGCAAAATGTTCATCAGCAGTATCAGTATTTTGAACTTGAGCACTGAACTGTAGTTTATACATACCAGCCGCACCAGGAGTAATACGACTTGTGCTAACAACACTGGCAATGTTAGTATAGTCTACTGTTGGTAGCGCAAACGCATAAGCAGTATTTGATGCCGCTGGCGTAACTGTGTTTAGATTCTGCCATTGTCCATACACACGGTTGTAACTGATTTTATTACCAACTAAAGGAGTAACACCACCTATTTCATATAAGTTTACTGGTAAATTGATAGTGGCACTAGAGTCATTTACACTTATACGATTTACTGTGCTATTAAAATTATTAAAATTAATTGTATCACTGTTAAATGCTAGACTGGTTACACTACCACTGATAACATCATAGGCATCCAATGTGCCAGTTTTAACAGAATTAAAACTAAAACTGCCACCATTAGCACCACCATACATTGTTACCGGTCCCACTGTTTGACTTGGGCTAACTGTCCAAGTGCTGCCGCTGCCGCTACCACTGATATTGGCAAGAATCTTTGTGCCTGCTGTTACACCAGTGCCATAAACTGACTGACCCACAACAGGTGCACCATTGGTTATAGTGCCAATAGTTAATGTAGTTCCACTGATACTTGATGCATTTGCAGTAAAGCCTGTCCAGTTTTCTGTGGCAAACGAACTAATAGCCGCAGTTGGACCTCCAGGAACACCTGGATTACCAGTATAACTATTACCATTAAACTTAAACTGTCCAAGTCTATCTCCATTTTGTGTTGGTGAAAATGGTGCGGAACCTGTGGCGCTTCTTTGTGTAGTAAAATTAACAACAGCCAGTTGACTACCGCTAGTGGCTCGGTTATTAGTTATATTAAAATTCATATTACCATCAAAGAGAGGGTTTAAAGGACTTGGTTGAAAATTATATTGTCCTGACTGAAATGTCGTATTACTCAAATTCATAGTTAAAGCATTAACAGTTTGACCTGCGATACCATTTGTAGCAGCCAAAGGACTTAATCCTACTATCATACTTGTGCCAGCAGTTTGATTAGTCCAGTTTTCAGCAGCCTGGAAACGCATAAAACTACTAAGACCGCCAATACTTGATAACCAGCCATCACCACCGCCATTGATATCAGCACTGCCCACTGTTTGACTATTACTAACTGTCCAAGTGCTTCCACTACCGCTACCGCTAATATTAGCAGTAATTCTTGTTCCTGTGGTTACACCAGCACCAAATGTATAACTTGATATTAATTGACCAACAGCAGGAGTGCCGGAGACTAAAGTGCCAATAGTCAATGTAGTGCCCGTAATTGTAGAGCCAGTTGATGTAAAACCAGTGCCATCACTGACACCTGCCCAGCCATTACCAATAATTTCTATTATATTGTTACCATTGGTTAGTTGTGTTGGTGTGCTGGGATTTGTGCCACGAGCACTTTCACCAATAATACTATTTCTTGGAGCATTGGCATAGTTACGCAAAACCATACCAGTGCGTTTACCAGTAGTAGTTGTTGATGTTGCATAATTGTCTAAACTAATACCTCTGTATGGATTTGTAATTCCTGTGTTAAACCCCCACATATCACCTGCGGTTTGAGCCACTGCCTGACGAATAGCACCCATAACATAATTTCTGTCATTGGTTAAGTTTCCACCATTAGCAAATGTCATTACAACATTACCAGTGCCATTAGGATCTAATGTAATTGCTCCATTTGCACCTGCTGTAAATGTCATTGTGCCAGCATTTACACCAGCGGCTGTTTGTAAAATTAAGTTGCCTGTGGTAGTTGATATAGTTTGATCTGTGTCAATTCCTACAGTGACATTACCAAATGTGCCGCCTGCAAAAATAGGATTGTCTCCAGTGCCTACACTTTGTCCAATACTGATTGTTGCAGTATCTGCATCTGTGTAAGCCACTGTTACACCAGTGCCACTAGCAAACTTAACTGTGTCAGTTGTGCTATCACTGCCAACCAAGTTTAGATTTGCGCCGCCAGTTGTTGAACTAATATTCTGTGTATAAGTCGTATTTGTATCTGTAGAACTAATAGTGATTGTGTCTGCATCTGTTCTTGTAACAGTGGTTGCACCTGAACCTAAATACGCTACACTGTCTGTGGTTGCATCACTGCCAACCAAGTTTAAGTTAGCACCACCTGTTGTGCTAGTTGCATTTTGAGTGTAAGTTGTATTTGTATCTGTTGAACTAACTGTAACTGTATTGGCATCAGTTCTTGTAACAGTGGTTGCACCGCTGCCTAATACTGCAATACTATCAGTGGTTGCATCGCTGCCAACCAAGTTTAGATTTGCACCACCTGTGGTTGATGTAGCATCTTGAGTGTATGTAGTATTTGTATCTGTTGATGTGATGGTAACAGTATTGGCATCGGTTGAAGTAACTGTAGTTGCTCCTGAACCTAAGTATGCTACACTGTCTGTTGAACTATCACTGCCTGTTAATGTTAAATTGGCTCCGCCTGTTGTTGAGGCACTGGCAATGGTATAAGTTGTGTTTGTATCTGGAACAGTATTGGTAATAGTAATAGTATCAGCATCTGTTCTTGCTACTGTAATACCTGTGCCGCTGGCAAACTTAACTGTGTCAACTGTGCTGTCGCTGCCAACCAAGTTTAGATTTGCGCCACCTGTAGCTGTGCTGGCATTTTGCGTATATGTTGTATCAGTGTTTATACTAGTATTTGTAATAACACCTGTTGAGTTGTCATAACTGATGCCAGTGCCTGCACTTAAACTTTGGCGTGCCAATGCTTGACTAAAATATTTGTTAGTGGCACCTTCGCTGATGTCATCTGTGTCTAAGACAACGATAGGACCTGTTTGTCCATTAACGCTAATAATGGTTCCAGCAACATCTTCAATAATTAAAGTGCCACTGGTTAATACTGTGATATTGTCTGTGGTGTTAGTAACATTTACGCTACTATTAGGAACTGTAACATTTATAGTTTGTCCCTCAGGTGTGGTTACTGTAATGCCACTAGTGTCTGTGACTTCAATAACACTTTGATTTGTTGTTACGAGAATATTTGACATATATTCTCCTTAAGCTATTGTTAGTGCTGTAAAGCCTGCTGATAAAATAGGATTACCAATATCAACATCGGGTTCGTAGCATTGTATGAATGCCCAACGATGACTATTAGTTTGTGTTGGTGAGGTATTAGTTGTCCAACTTACACCTACAATGGTGATTGGAACATTCTTTCTTGCATCAGGAATAATTGCGCCTGTGTATAAGTTTGCTGGAATAGTAATATTCACAGTGCCTAAGGCAGCATTTACAACATTGACTGTGGTTGAATCTACTGCTAGTTCTTGTTTAGGAAAATAACCTATGACCAAACTATTACTAAAGTTTGGCACGCCATTGCGGTCATATGTCACTGGATTTACAACTAATGTTTGACTATCCAAACCCCAGGTCCAACCTGTGATATCAGTGTTGAAGTTGTAAGCGTATGTGCGCTTGGTGCTTGGGAAGATTTGTTCTACCTGAATGTTATCTGGGCCGCCCAAATAATCTGCAAATGATAATACGCCTGACATAGTTATTCTCCTGAGGAAGTAGTAAGGAATCTGCGGACTCCTTACTATTATTTAGCCGAATTAAACCTGCTGAAGTGCTGACAATAATGCTAGTCGTTGTTCTTCAGTTAATCCTGCTACTACTTCTAACATTGGATTATCAACAACTTCTACTTCTACTGTTTCACTAAAAAGTAGATTTCCATCTTTATCAAATGTTTCATTTATGTCTATTCTAAGTGCCATCTTTGTCTCCTTAATTTACTGTCCATTTAGCCCAGACTACACCAGGATGTCCTGCATTACCATATGCTCCATTACTCCAGTTTGCCGCGGTGGCTGGTGTTCCGCTGACATATGCTACACTACTTCTATTCATAGCATAAGTTGTTCCATCGCTGGTAGCAAAGCAATAACCATTACCAGTGATGACTTGATTGGCTATACTTCTACATTGTAGCGTGCCGCCATAATTGCTAAATTGAACTGCCATTAGATATGAACCAGCTGGCAGACTTATGCTTAGACCTGTTATATTCTTTATACCTGTTGTTGTAATATTTGTTATTTCACCGCAGTATCCGCCGCTACGATTAGCACTGGGTTGCCATCCTGTGGTGCTAGGTGTGACATCCACAATATAAATCATAGCATTGCAACTGGTTAATGTTGTTGCTGTTGATACTTGTAAAGCTACTTCTGTTAGTGTTATTGGTGCCGATACATAAAATGGTTGATACCTAACCTGTTGAGCAGTTATAGTTAAACTATTACCAATACTGCCAAGAATAACACAGCCAGGTAAGGTGCTCCAAGGTTGCGCGGCTAGACTTTCACTTTTGATTGCAGGTAGTGCTGATCCACTACCACTTGCTGTTGCCCAACTTAAAGTTCCGCTACCATTTGTTGATAATACTTGTCCACTGGTTCCATCTGCACCTGGTAATACATATCCTATATTATTACCAGTAGCAGGTGCTTGAAATTGACTATAACCACTTGTGGATCCATTTATTTTTAGTGAATTGCCCAATGTAAGATTTGGCGTGGTTGTCATTACTGTGGGGAATGTAATAGTTGGGAATCCGCCGCCACCTGTTGTAATACATTGATAGCCAACATTATTATTAATTCTATTTCCAACAAGTGTTAAATCACCTTGAATAGAAACATCATTGTCTAAAAGTTGAATAGCTATAGGATTTCCAACACCACCGCTCTTAATACTATTATCACCGACTATGATATCACCGGCAATGGTTAAACTATTAACACCAGTGACATTATTACTGTCATCAATGATAACACCAGAATTTTGTATTAGTTTACCAGTAGTTAAATTAAATCTTGCCACAGCATTGTCAGTGGCACTGGCTGGTCCGATAACATCACCAGCGGCAGCAGCCCAACTTAACACACCTGCTGTAGTAGATACTAATGCATATCCGTTACTAACAGGGTAAGCATCTGGTAATGTAAATTGTCTGTAAGCGCCTGGGCCTAATGAAGACGGTGATTGTAATGCAACTGCTCCACCTCCTAAACTGTTAAGAATTAAAGTTCCATCTTTAACAGTTAAATCACCTTCTATTGCCGCACTGGTTCCAATCAATGAAATTGCTGTAGTTGGACCTGAACCTGAACCGCTAGATTTAATCCCATCTCCAATAACTGTTAAATCACCGTTAATTAATAAATCACCATTGCTATACATTTTAGCTGATACATATTCTGTTCCAGCTCTACTTAATCTAAAATCAAATCTACTATCAGCTGTTGTATCATTGTCTAATATAAGCTCTATGTCACCTGAAATAACATTTGTTGAACTTAAAATAGATCCAGCATAGAACTGTATTCCTGTGCCAAATCCATTAGCTATAGCTACATTGGCTTCTGTTGACATCATCAGTCCAGGTGTAACTACATTATGAACTGTTGTATGCACTAATGCATTAAGTGTCGGGACAGGTGTGGCACTATATACTCCTTGCACTATTAATTGTCCAACTGTAGCATCCCAAGTTAAAGTGCCGGGACCTGATGTTGATGTTGTATGAGGATATATACGAGTAATATCACTGAATATTATTGTTTCATCTGTGGATAAGTTTGGTTTTAATAATAAAGGTCCATTTGTTGTTGCTATTGTGTTATCTGTAAGAATGCCAATTGTTACATTACCAAAGTCTGCACCTGGACCATATATAGTTCCTGGTAAAATTGTATCACCTATAGAATCTAATAATGTTAGTTCACGGGCAACTGTGTTTGTGCTAGGGAATGGCTGAGTTGTAACACCACCAGTATATTGACGAACATAAATTGGTTCGTCGCCATTATTACCTGAGGCAATGACCATAGCACCTGTGTTAGTAGTGCCACCGATAGCATATCCACCTACAAACCAATAATCATTACCAGCAATCTCGCCTTGAACACCTTTTGGCGTAGTTGTGCTATTATTTAATAGACCAAATTGATTAGCAAATGTCCAGTTAGTTCCGTTCCAAGTTAATGTGCTGTTTGCGCCAGCGCCTTTTGCATAAATGATAGAACTATTAGTATATTGAAGATTATTAATAGTTAAGTTACCAGCAATCTTTGTATCACTTTTACTTGTTTCTAATGCTACATAGCTTGGCAGACCACCATCGGTAACTTCTAAACTTAGATAATAACTTTCTGCGCCTAAGGTTTTATCTTTTGTTCCTACTAATACTTCGCCGGCATTCATTTTATAATTACCAGCAGTATCTTCTACATTAAACTGCATACCTACACCAAAGCCATTGTCAATAGTGCCAGCGCCTGAATATGATTTATATATTTGAAAAGCATTAGTATTAGCAGTAGGATTTGTGCTGTCTGAATATACAGCCAAATCTAAATGATTTCCCCATTTATTTGTGCTAGTATCATAAGTTAATGCTTGATTGTCATAAATTGGCGGAGTTAAATCCACATCTGTTAGATCCGCCAATGATCCTGCGGCAGTTGGATTTGGATTCCAATTAATATTATTGTCTAGATCAAAAGGCGCAGTTGGACTAAACTTGCTAAAGTTTTTCTTATTACCTAATCTTGATTTTAAGAAATATCTACGATATGTTTGACTATTGGCAGGTAATTCTACGATCCTCACAGTGACAGTTGAAGGACTAACAAATGCTGTGGCATTACCATCAGGCACAACTTTTTTCAAGAATACATAATCACTATCTATAGGCTGATCATATAATAATGTTGTTCCGCTTACAGGTAGTGAGCCTAAGTTTGCCACTGTGACAATATATCTACCAACGCCTCCAGCAACTTCACCACCAGTTGGTGTAAGTTGACTATCAACTATTACATCACCACTTGTAGATATACTTAAATAATCACCAGCGTTAATTTGATTGTAAGTTGCCGCTGTAACTGTGAGTAATCCTTTGCCCACTGGAGCACCATTGCTGCCAGTGCCGGCAACAATACTACCAGTAATATTAAATGGATCCCATCCTTCTGTGTAATATATTTCTGCTTCATCAAATGGACCGCCCGTGGCAGGAACATTAAAACTAAACAAAAAGCTAGGAACACTTGCACCAGGAGTTGGATTACTAATAATCGGAGTTACTGGTGCTGGCAATCCAACACTACTAACTAAATTACCAATCTTAATATTTGCCGCTGTGCTGAATTCTGAGATAGATTCAATAGTATAAGCATCAGCATTGTATTCTAAGGCCTGTATCTGTGCTACCAATCCACCTTCTTCAGTTTCCTGTTCTTTGACACGCATAGCCCTAAACAGTTTAGGTTCCCAACCATATAAGTCGCTGGTAACCTGTATAATATCTCCAGCCTGTGTTTGTATGCCATAGTGATTGCTGGTAAATTCAATGACCAAATCATCACGACTTTGTCTTAATTCAATTTGTCCTAGTAAATCACTTTGTATACTATTGTTACATAAATCCAAGCTCATTCTCAATGTATTATCTGGCTCATTGGGATTTAATTGTAGACTAGGCACAGTTGTTCTGTAATAAGCCTTTTGATCTTTGTTATACTTGTCGTAGAACTCTACTTCAACTTTATTGTATAAGTCTTCTAATCTAGTTGAACTAATATTGATACCTGAAATAATGTTATCATCATTGAAGGATAATGTTCCTGTTGTTGGTTGTGTTGCATACCAAGTAGTTGATGCTACTGCACCACCAGCAGTTGATGTTGTGTATTTTCCAATTTGTCCAGAAGTATCTCCAACTGCTATCGCTTGTTGTGTTGTAACAGTTCCGCGGAATGATCCATCGCTGGTATATAAAAGTTGTCCTGGTTCTAATCTACCATTAGGAAATGATGTAACTGTTAATGTTTTATTGGCGTCATTGGCACGACTTGCTGTAAAATAAGTTGTGGCATCTCCTGGCACACCTGCTGTTACAGCTTTCTTAATCACTGGACTCCATAATCCTGTGGCAACATTATAACTCATCCAAGCACCACCATTTTGTAAAATAGTGTCTATGTTTGTTTTAACTTGATTGCTGGTGTCTAGAATACCATTAATTTGATAACGATCTAAGACTTGATCAGCAGTGCCAGCACCACCTGCAGGATCTAAGTTTGCACTGGTATAGTTAATGTCTTCAGCACAATAATTATACCAAGCAGTTCTTGCTGTAGAATCAATATCGGCTGCAGGTATACCTGCGCCATAACGCTTTGATGTCATATAATCATACCAAACATCAGCAGGATTTGCTATATTGTTGGCTAGTTGGAATGTGACATTGGGTAAACTTGTGAATCCATTTTGAGCATAAGTCATTTTAACAATGGCAAATACTAGACCCTTCATTTCATTTGCTGATGTCCAGCTGCCATCATTGTTGCCCCAGAATGTATAAGCATCAACAGTATTACCTGTTGATGGTGCAGGATAGATTTGATTGACACTACCACTACCACCAGCATAAACACGCAGTTCAACTAAACTATTATTATCAACAATAAAACCTGTATCAATGAAATCTTCTTCCTGTGCTTGTCCTGTGCCAGAGCCTACACCAGTGGCTGTAAATACTTGTCCAATATTATTTGTTTGTGCACCAATTAATGTAAAGTCAGTTGTGCCTCTTTTTGTAATAACATAAGTTTTGCCAACAACAAAGCTGCCTGCTGTGACAACTGCGCCATCAACTACTTTTCTACCATCTTTGACTTTGTGTGCGCTAGTTGTTGCATCAACTGCTGTTAGTCTAAGGTCATTCCATACAACACTTTCTATGCCATAACTAGGTGTTGTTAAGTTATTTGTATATTCACTTAACACCAAACAATAATACATTGTATCATTGTTTGTTCCGCCAAGACTTTTTAATCTAGCATCTGTAATGATACCATTTACATATGCACTACCATAAACTACTGGTATCTTATTGTTGGTTGCTGGTGGAACCTGTATGCGTCCACCCTGTGTGGCTGCACTATTGTTGCCTTTGTTTTGATTGCCATTTATAATTCTTGATGTTATATAAGCGGCGCCTGTGGCAACAACTGCTCCAACAACTATTGCGGCTGTGCCTACTAATCCTAATAATGTGCCTGCTACATAGGCTCCAACTGCTGTAAATGCTGGCATATCAATTATCCTTTAAGTAAAGTTTCTCTGTAAGCCTGAAACCACGGCGTTCTAAATCATAATCTGTGGTAGATGTCATACGGGTTGTAAAGTATCCTTGTATTTGATCCTTGTCCAATAATAGATCACCTTGTTCGCAGAACTTAATAAACAATCTACCTGCACCTAGTGTGCCTCTGTATTCTTCTCTGACATACCAAACCAATTCACGCAGACTTGTTTTATTTGGCATCCATACATTTTGTTCTTTGATTGCTATTAGTAATCCAACTGCTACTTGCTCATTAAAATATAACCAAATGTATCCGTGATGTAACATTGAGAATACAAGTTTTTTAATGTGTTCTTGATTGATACCATTAGTATGATTATTGTAACTTGTAGATTGTAAAAACTCTACTATTAAATCTGTGACAGTATTTAAGTCTGTTCTTGTTGCTAGTCTAATCATTATGGAGCACCATACATAGTATAATCATAAGCATCAGTAACTTGTTGATTGCCTCCACCATCTACGGTGCTGGCAGCTTTGCCTGTGTAAGGTTTGCCAAAGTCAAAACTTTGATTAAACAATGCTTCAACTCTGTTCATACTTGGATCGGTGCTACTATTGCCTAATTCAGGCCAAACAATTTGATAGTCCTGTTGATTTGTTCTGCGTCCACTTACTTTGTTTTCCAATACACCCATAATACTTGACGCAATAATGGTAATAGTATGTGTAACTCCAATATCTTGAGCAAATGTTTCTATGTCTTCTTGCACACTGAAATTACTAACTACACCAGAAAATCTTTTATAAACTTGATTGGTAATAACTTCCTGTGTATTGTAGTCAAAGAATGCACGATAAATGTTTACATCACCGCCTTTGATCTGTGTGCCCAATACTGCGGCAATGTATGTTGGAGGTATAGCACTTAGACTTACCTGCACTTCATCATTGCTGTTACTGATGTTATTTTGTATTTCACTGATTGTTAAGAAACCAGCCAATGCTTGATATGTTTTACTGTTATGCGTGACTTCTTTATAACAATTACTGATATAATAAGTTACACTGATAATACCTGCCTGTGTTTGACTGCCTGTGGCAGCACTGGCATAACTTACGCTACTTGTGGTTGCTGCCGTGACTACGAATGTTCCATTGTATGTTGCGGGTTCCATATTGCTGACTGTGATAGTATCGCCTATGGCAAATGGTGCTGTTGCCTGTGTGGCAAAAGTTATCGTAGCTGTTGATCCTGTGCCACTGGCGCCAGTTGTAGGATTAATTGCTATCAATGTTAGATCAATTAAAACACCGTGTTCAATCTTGCGTTCTGTGTCTACTGCAGAAATAACTGTGGTCATAATATTTCCTCAATTAATTCAATGTCGCTGGTTAGTTCTACAAGTTGTCCAGGTAGATATCTAATCTGTGGTAGTTTGGTTACTATAACATTAAATGAAGCCGCTCTAGCACCAACACGAACTATTATATCAGCACCAACAATGCTGCCAATATAACCTCTATGAATAGGAATAGCCACACAAGGAGTTGCTGTATTTCCGGTGCCGCTGAATGTCAATGAACCTGCTGTGCAATCTGTGGTGCTGACAATAATAAAAGTTGTAGAACTAAGAATACTTTCAATATAAGTTATACCACCAAATACACCAGTGCCTGCTGTTTTAGTTAATAATTGTCCAACACTTAGACCTGTAGTAGTCCCTGTAGTAAGAGTCACACCAGTTCTAGTTGCTGTGGTTAAAATAGTGTTATTTGATAAACCTTCTTGAACATTAAATCTAACTCCGGCTGCTGAAATTGTTCCTACTCTGCCAGTAAATGCTGTAGGAATAATAACATCACTGGTAGCAATATATGGATATCTTTGACCTGCTGGACGAAGATAGTCGCCTGCTTTAACTAAAAATAATCCAGGAGTAATAGTTGTTGCATTGTTATATGATAAAATAATTCTTGTTCCAGCAGTAGCACTTGTGGCATAATAACTGTCAATGTTATTATCACTAGTAGGAGCATCAGCATTACCTTGATAGTTGACCATCCAACTATTACCCAATGTAGCTATACCAGTTGTTCCATTTACATTATTCAATTCTATACCGTGTGTTTCATATTTGTCACGATCTAACAATGTTTCAAATGCCGCTCTATACTCACTGGCAGTCCAAACAGGTTTAGGCGTAATTACAAATCTAAATGGATTAGCCCAGTTACGACTTGCAACACTGATACGCCCACTGCGGCTAACAGTTTGTGCTACTAACTTACTGCGATTAACTTCAATGTTTGTCGCGGTGTCTATAATATCTTGTAAAGCCATTATCTTCTACTCCTTATTGGCATACTACGACGCCCTTGTTCACTGACATTATGTAAAAACTCTGGATCACGAGCTAACAGTGTTTTGAAACTACTGGCATCAACTGCTTGAATACTGTATGTTACTGCTGTTGTATTATTATTAACAACAGGTTGTCCCATACTTAATTGATGATTAGGAACAATACGACCAGCACTTTGTGGAACAAATAGTTCTGGACCACGCTCGCCTACAATACTTGCTTGTCCTACTGGAGGCATACCACCATTAGCAAATCCAAATAGTTTACCTATGCTGCCAAATAATCCGCCACCCATACCGCCGCCAAACAGTCCACTTAGCATTTTCTGTGCTTGCACTCTAGCAAAGTCAGCAATCATACTGTTAGCAAGGTCCTTGATTGATAATTTACCAGTTTGAACAAACTTAACAAACGCATCTTCAAAGCCTTTGGTAAAGTTACTGAATTGTTGTGCGGCATATTCAGCATCTGTTTTAATATTGTTGCGAAACTTTTCTCCAGCATTGGACCAACCATAAGCAAAACTTTCTTGTTCTGCCTTTGTAGCGGCTGCTGTTTCTTCAATCTTAGCACGACGAGTATCATATAACGCATTAATTTCTTCCATCTTTTGCTTCATACCACCAACACCTTCAAATGGTAGGTTTTGTATTTTCTGTATGGCTTCTAACTGTGTTTTGCGTTGTTGTTCTAAGTCAAATAACTTTTTAATATTTTCTTGATCACTACCACGCAAGTTTTGAATACTCTTTTCAAGTTGTTCGCGTTGTGTTATTAAATCTAAGGCATCTGCCTGTGCTTTAACCTGTTCAAATGCACTTACTCTTGCTTGATCCTGTGTGCTTTGGAAGCTGGCTATCTCTGCTTGATATTGAGCCATTTGTTCCATATAATCAAGAATGTTTTTAACTTCTTGTTGCTGTCTTGCGTATTCACGGGTTTGTTCTCGTGTAATGTTAAAAATATCAAGTTCACTGTTACGAAGTTCTTCTAAGTTGGCAATCTCTTTATTGATTAAGGCCAGTGTTGCACCTTTGGCACCTTTTTTCTTTTCTTCTAATTGTGCTGTTTGGTCAGCATAGCGTTTGTTAATATCCGCTGTGCCTTTGATAATATCTTGTTCATCTTTGCTTTTGCCTAACATTTCAACTTCTGTGGTTAAGCGATCCATATTGGCCTGTGCGGCTCTACGATAACCATCAGCAAGATTTTGAACAGCGTTAAGTTGACTTTGTAATTCTTTACCTATTGCAACAGCTCTTCCTTTTTGTTTTTCTAATTCATCGCCTGTTTTTGTTACGGCTGCGGCTTTTTCACCCTCAAGATTTAATGCATAGGCAGTTGCGGCTACACCACCTGCTAATCCAAGACCACCTGCGGCTGCACCGGCAGCACTAACTTTTTCTGCGGCAGTTAGCGGCACCTTTTTCATTACAGTTTCGCCACCTTTAAGTGTTTCGCGAACTAATCTAAATCCACTTGCTAATGCTTGCACACCTTTAACTGCGGCACCAATTAAAGTAACAAATGTTCTTAAACCTGTAGCAACAAAAACACCAATAATAATTGCGGCTAATACTTTGAATCCTGTAATTAAACTTGGCATTTGTTCTAATAACTTTGCCATACCTTGTATCATTGGGCCAAATGCTTCTAAGAATGCTAAACGAATCTTAAAGATACTTTGTTCCCATTGATCATTAAGAGCGGCTGCTCGTTCAATGTCTGCGGCTTGTTTTTCAAATGTTCCGCGTAATGCTTCAAGTTGTTGAGAAAACTTTTCAGGACTTACACCTATCATTGATTTGCCAAATATATCTATTGCCAATGCTGTTTTAGTAGCAGGATCAGTAATACCTTTTAATCCATTTGCGGCTTGGTCAAATAATTCAACTGGTGTTCCAGTTTTAAGCATATCAAAAGAAATGCCTAATTTACTCAATGCTAATTGTGTTTTATCACTACCTTGTGCTGCTTCATCTATACTTTTATAAAATTGAGTAATAAGTTTGCTGGCATCATCTGCTTTACCGCCACTGGCTATTAAAGCATTTTGTATTTCAATAATTTTAGGAATAGTCATATCCGTAGCATCTGCTAAATCAGCAATAGCATCTGCGGCTGCAATAGCACTACGACCAAAACTTACTAATGCCGCACCAACTAATGCTGCCTTAAGTTTAGTCATCCCTGTGAATAACTTATCTGCTTTACTACTTAGATTATCAAATGCACGATCTACATCTTTGGCACCTGCCACAGCATCCTTGTTAAACTGTTTGGTAGCATCATCGGCAGCTTTAATACCGCGAATATAACCTTGATTATCTATTTCAAGCGTAACTTTTAAGTTTGCCATTATTTAATTTTTCCTATTAAATCATCTATGCGTTTTTCTAAAAACTTTTCAGTGGGTGCAGTCATACCTTTTGGTGCTTGACGACTATAACCTTCATCCAAGCGTTCAGCATAAGCATAATTAGCATCAATGGTATTACCACGCAGACTTGTGCTTCGGCGAGCATTACCAGTGCGTATTGGTGTGCTGTCAACAAAATAGTCATAAGTTTCTTTAACTAATGTTTTACTCACTGTTTCAGCTTCTTCAAACATCTTACTTACTTCTCTCATATTAAAGTTTAGTGCCATCTTTTTTATTGACCCTTTCCATTACTGCCATCAAGTCTTCTTGACTGGCTTTAACTGGTGCCTTCTTACCATCTGCCTTGTCCTGCATATAAGTTTGGAAACCTAATGCCGCATCCAATACTACTAAATCAAATGTGGAAGCCTTGGACATTACTTCGCTGGGCAATAAACTATAACGCTTCCCTAGTGCATCTATGCTTAACAGCATTGACATTTCAACACCTTCGGGATCCAAGTCTTCCTGTGTTACTTTCCCAATGTTTCTACTACCTTACCTATTACTCTAGTTAAAATATTACTGGGTAATAGATATCCATCCTTGACAATTGGCGAACCATCTTCATCAAGAATCATTTTATTCACTATCTCAACCATATCACCAAAGTCTTCACTTTTCATAGTTGCCATCTTTACGAATACATCCATACCGGTGCGGTCGTAGATCCAGAACTCAAGTGGCTCACCATATTCTTTAATAGTGTCTTCATCTGTGAGTTCTACTTTTACTAACTCTGGTTTTTTGCTTAGTTGTGTTAATTTCATTTCATATCCTCATATCGTTGTTTTAAGTAATGAATAGTTGCTAGTGCAAACTTCATTCTAACTTCTGCTTGTTCCAAATCCTTTTTGGCACATCTAATCTCGCTAAGTGCTTTAGCAACTTCGCCTTCTATACTGCGGAATATCTCATCTTCAGTTTTATCATCAAATATCATAATAACTCCTCACAGTTATTTATACATTATTTCAGCCAAAGAAAAAGGATCACTAGGATCCTTAATCTCTTCCCATCCCTGAGAATTAAGCTACTGTGTAGTTACCTGTTACAGTTAATGTAACTGGAGATACCCATACTGGAGCGTCTGCTGATACAGTTGGAGCCAAGCCAGTAATGTAAGCAACACCTGTTAAAGTTTTGCCTGCACCGCCTGTGCTTGTATCACCCATATAAAGAGTGAAATCAACTGCTCTCTTGTTTTGACTTAGACCAAAAATACCTTCTTTGATAGCCACATCTGTGCCTGTGCCTGTGCCAAAGAATTTAACTTGATCAAGAACTAAGTTCAAGTCTAAACTATTTGTTGCTGTTGTAGGAATCTGTAGTTTAGACTCTTCGTCTAACTGTGTCCAAGTGAATACATCCGTTGCGGCGTTTACAGTAATATCTTGTATTGCTGGAACCAACAAACCGGAAGTGTCACCAGTAACACGAATAGCCAATGTCATTTCTACATTTTCTACGCCTGGTGCTGGAAATATGAAAGCCATATTATTTTTTTCCTTTATGCTAAATTAGCGAATCTATATTCGCCTTCATAGACAACTCTGTCGTTGTCTATGCTGACTGTATAGTCAAACAAGCGTGTATAAACGCCTGTGATGGTAGTGATATCCTTAGCACTACCTAAAATTGTCAATGCTGAATCTAAGTCTTGATTGCGATTTTTGGCATCAACTGTTAAGAACCATCTTACAATAGTTACTCGTTGATTGATTTGCAAACTGCCTAGTGTAGGCAACAGCGTGTCTTCTTCCGTATAAGGTTCATCAAGATATACTCTACGAGCATTCTTCATATACAGTGGATTAGTTCCTTCTTGAAAAGGCAGTTCCTGACTGGTCTTGATAGATTCAGTCAGTTGTGCCGTCAAATAAGTTAATAATTCTGTTCTCATCTTACACGAACTCTATTTACAAAAGTAGCCATCTTGTCACTAGTATCAATGGTGCCATTTTCGCTGAAGTCATACCAGTCTCCGGCTTCAATTACTTCGTCAAATAATACATTATAGCTGTCCTTGTAGAACTTAATTTTTGCAAATTCAGCACTGTCAGGATTGCCAAAGTCAGCAACTGTAGGATACACATATTCCATTAATGCGAAATACACATTAAGGTCTTTGAACTCCTGCGTTCTGGCTAATATATAATCTGGATTAACAGCGGGTAGTAGGTTTGGATTTGTGATCTGTGCCATTCTACGCTGATACTCTCTCCACCACTCGGTATTTCGGATTTGTGTCAAAATACGCTGACTGGCTTGTTCTAAGTAATCGTTGATTTCG